CTTGTAAATCGGGCAAAGATGTCCACCAGTACGACAGGTACTGGCACAATCACGCTTGGCAGTGCTGAGACTGGTTATCAATCATTTGCCGATGCGGGAGTGGCTGACGGTGATGTAGTTCGCTATGTCATTGAGGACGGTGACGACTGGGAGATTGGCTCAGGCACTTACACAGCCTCTGGGACAACCCTGTCACGCACGGTAGACGAAAGCTCTAACTCTGACGCTGCTTTGAATTTAACTGGCTCTGCGGTGGTGTTTATCACGGCTGCGGCGGGGGATGTGTTTCAGGGTGAGCTGATTGCCGAGAATGCGTCTAGTCCGACTGCGCCAAGTGCTACTGGTACAAATGCCGTAGCGATTGGCAGCAATACAACGGCTACAGGAACAAATGCTTTTGCATTGGGTCTTGGCGACGGTGATGCTACTGCTACTAGCGCTTTTGCAGTTGGTGGGCAGTCGTCAAACACTAGCTCTATTGCCATTGGTACTAGCTCTAGGGCAAGCGGTTTTAAGTCTGTATCTATTGGGGCTGATAGTGATGCTACAGGGTCAAGGGCAGTTGCACTTGGTGCAAATGCTCAAGCGGTAGATACAAATGCGGTTGCTTTAGGAAACTCAAGGGCTGGTCAACAAGATAGCCTAGCAGCAGTTATTGAAAATAACACCTCAACGTATGGCACTCTAGCAAACGATAGTATTGCTATAGGTTCTCTAGCTAAGGCTTCTGGCCTGCGTTCAGCAGCTATTGGGAGATCAAATGTAGCTTCTGGTGATTACTCACTATCTATTGGTGGCGTTAGTAATACAGCGTCTGGGGCTTCTAGTGCGGTTATTGGGGAAAGCAGCACGGCATCACATGCAAACGCAATCGTCCTTGGTGACACAGCATCGTCATCAGCAGCAAACGAAATCACACTAGGCAGCACCAGCGACACAGTGCGCATATCCTCTGCCTACACCCTGCCCACCTCAGATGGCACTAACGGTCAGGTTCTGACAACAGACGGCTCTGGGGCAGTTACGTTTGCAGATGCTGGAGGTGGTGGTGCAGACCTCTATGCTGCTGAAACTACAGGGTCTACTGATCCGACTGCAAGCGGAACACTCTCTTTAGCGATTGGCTCTAGTGCGAGTGCTACAAACACCGATTCAATCGCAATAGGTCAAGGCGCAACAACTGCTGGTCAGTATGGTACAGCAGTAGGTCGATTGGCAGTAGCTTCAAATTACGGTGCAGTAGCAATCGGTGGTAATACTGATGCAACTGCCAACGAAGCAGTTGCTATCGGTTGGACAGCACAGTCGGCTGGTGTAGCGGCAGTTTCACTTGGGAACAGCTACGCTTCTGGTGAAGATAGCTTTGCAGTAGGTATTAATGGTAACACATCTAGCTATGGTGCGCAGGGCGTTTATAGTGCAGCTATAGGCAGAAACGCAAAAGCAGACGGTGGATACGCTTTTGGGGCTGGAAACGGTGTAGAGGCATCTGGTAATTATTCAGTAGCAATCGGCAGAAATGTAGACGCAACAGCAACCTCGGCGGCTGCACTAGGTGGTTATTTAGGCCAAGCAACAGCAAGTTATTCTACAACGTTAGGCGGTCGATCAAACATAGCCGATGCATCATATAGCGTTGCATCTGGTTATGGTGCAGATGTAAATGGCATTTCTGGCAAAGTTGTTCATGCCTCTACTCTTTGGGCTTCTGTGGGTGGTACTCAATGTGGAACACTTGTTTTAATTACTGACACATCTAATGCGACAGCTACTGCTCTTACTTCTGATGGTAATACAGCGAGTGCTACAAACCAAGCCGTATTGCCCAACAACTCTGCCTACAGCTTCTCAGGTACAATCATTGCTCGTGAAAGCGCAACTGATGGCAGCGATTACGCAAGCTGGGAAATCAAGGGCGCATTGCTGCGTGATGCTAACGCTGCATCGACTGTCTTAGGTAATGGCATCGTGAACAAGTTGTATGCTACAAGTGGTGCATCAACATGGGCGGTTGCCTTGTCTGCGGATACAACCAACGGCGGTCTAAAGGTTGAGGCCACTGGCGCAGCAAGCACAAACATTAGGTGGGTTGCCACGGTCAACACAAGCGAGGTTACATACGCATAATGGGTAAGATTGAATTAGATCACACAGGCTCAGGCGGCGGCGTTACACTTAGCTCTGATGGCACTGACCTACTGTTAGACGGAACTGCTATTGGTGGTGGGGGTGGTTCGCTTGATCTGTTTGCTGAGAATTATGATGGCACGTCTACTACACCAAACGCAACGGGAACGAATGCTTTTGCTATTGGCGTTCAAAGTACAAGCTCTGCTACTAACTCTGTTGCTATTGGTACTGGTGCATATGTAACACATCAAGGTGGTGTTGGCTTAGGTTACTCGCCAACAGTTACAGCAAACTATGGTGTTGCGATTGGTGCTAATTCAGCGGGTGCTGGTGCAAAAGTATCAGGTGCAGGTGGCGTAGCTTTAGGTGGAAGTAACACCCAAGGAAGTGAGGCGTTTTCTGCTGTAATTGATAATACTACAACTAGCTATGGCGCTTCTGGTACTAACTCGGTAGCAATTGGGTATCGGGCTAAGGCCACTGCAATATATTCATCTTCTTTGGGTGGCTTTGAAAACATATCAAGTGGTACATATTCAGTTACTGCTGGAAGTAGAAATACTGCTTCTGCTACAAGAAGTATTGCAATAGGTGGGCATAGCAACGAAGCTAGTGGTAATTACTCTGCTATTCTTGGTGGGATCGGCAATACCGCTTCTGGTAACTATAGTCGTGCTGGTGGCTTTTATGCAGACACTCAAAACATTGATGGTAAAGATGCATATGCTTCCTATTCTTTCTTTAATGATGGCGATCAACAAAGAGCTTCACTTGTTTTATTCTGTGACACGACAGATGCAACTGCTGAGGCACTAAGGTCTAATACGAGCGCAGCGGGAACAACAAACCAAGTCATCCTTCCCAACAACTCTGCTTACGCCTTCCACGGCACCATCGTAGCACGTCAAAAGGCGGGTGATGGCACAGCAAGTGCAGCATGGAAAGTAGAAGGCTTGATCCGCAGGGAAGGTTCTGCTGGTACAACAGTGCTAGTCAACAGCGCAACAACTGTCCTAGACAACACACCATCTTGGGGCTTGGCTTTATCTGCCGATACAACAAACGGTGGCCTTAAGATCGAAGCCACGGGTGCAGCCTCAACAAACATTCGCTGGGTCGCCACGATCCACACATCTGAAGTAACTTACGCCTAAAGGAGATCAACATGGCTATTCAGAACAATATCGCCGAAGGTAACAGCCAATACGGTATCGCCTTCAACAACGCTTACTATCGCATCGTCACAGCGGCAGTCAGCCGTCAGCGTGGCACTGACCCTAAGTTTATGGTAATGATTGACTTGTCAGCATATGCCACAAGCACACCGACTGACGACACTCGTGAGGTGGACTTCAAGCGTTACAACGCAAACCTAGATGACATCAACGCATCATCAGGTGACGCATTCTTGGACAAGTGCTATTCTTGGGTAATGGCTCAGGACGACATGGCGGGATCGACTGCCGTTTAAGGAGTAACCGATGCTTGGCTTTTCCCCATTAGCTGCTGCTTCCCTAGCGGATGATGGGGTTGTTGAGGTAGTCAATGATGCCTTAACTAGCACAGACATCACTGCTGGCAATCCAACGGTAGACAACTCTAGCATTAGTCAGGTTCACAGCCTGACTGCTGTTGCTATTACCAATGCCGCGCCTATTGTTGATAGCGCAGGGATTACTCAAGCGCACGATCTTACTGCGAGTGAAATCACCAATGCAGCGCCTGTTGTTGACAGTCCAACTGTAGCAGAAAGCAATGAGCTTACCGGCACTGACATTGCAGCGGGATCGCCTGTCGTTGATGCCTCAAGCATTACACAAAACCACACGCTAACATCTGTTGCCATTACAGCGGCTGCGCCTAGCATCGAGGCCGCAAGCATCACTCAGGTTCACAGCCTGACGCTTACAGAAATCACGGCTGGTGCGCCTACTTTTGACAGCCCAGACATTACCAACGATCAGGGTTTAACATCTACAGACATCACAGCTGGTCAGCCTAGCGTTGATGACGCTGATTTTGCACAAGTCCACACCCTAACAAGCGTAGCAATCACAGCGGCTGATCCAAGCGTTGATGATGCTGACTTTACACAGGTTCACGCTCTTACTGCGACTGCAATCGACAATGCTGCGCCACTGGTTGATGCACCCACTGTTGCTGTTAATCATGTGTTGGTGTCGACAGACATTGATGGCACTGCGCCTGTCATTGATGCAAGTAGCATTACGCAAATACACGAAATTGAGCCTGTCGAAATCACAGCAACGCCACAGGTAGATCAGCCAGTTATCACGCAGGCGCATGACATTACAGCATCTGCGATTGACGGATCAGCGCCAGTCATTGACAGCCCGACACTGGTTGAGAATGTTGCGCTGACAGCGGATAGCATTGACGGCTCCGCGCCTGTGATCGACAGCACGACGATTACGGTAGATCACAAGTTTGACGCGGCAATCACAAACGCTGCACCGATTATTGGCGAGCCAAGCATCACGCAGGTTCACAGCATTACGCTTGCAGCGATTACCGCTGGCGCACCGCAAGTCGGCCCAGCGCGGTTCTTGTGGGAAGAACAAGACTTTGATGCGGAAATCTGGACAGAGCAAGCAGAGCCAAGCGACACTTGGACAGAACAGAGCGTGTCTAGCGAAACATGGACTGAAGCGGCGTAGCGTGTTATTGTGCGCTTAACAGAGGATTAGAATATGGCGATTAGCATAACAAAACCAACCGTAGGCGGCTCAGAGGATACTTGGGGTACGACGATCAACACGGCGCTAGACACCATTGTTGACGCTGCAAACGGTACGTCTGGGACAATCGCGCCCGATCTTAGCACGCTGACGATCAACGGCACTGACGTTACGGCGACTGCGGCAGAGTTGAATAAGCTAGATGGTTACACTGGCACTGCAACAGACTTAAACGAGGCGATTGCGCACTACGTTCCGACTGGCGGGATTATCATGTGGTCTGGTTCAGTGGCAAGCATTCCGACAGGATGGGCGTTGTGTGACGGGACTAACAGTACGCCAAACTTGCGTAATCGTTTTGTGGTTGGCGCAGGTGATACATACGCTGTGGATGCTACTGGGGGTAGCTCAACCACAACACTTTCTACTGCAAACCTACCAGCACACACGCACACATTTAGTGGAACTACTGACGGCGCGGGTTCGCACAGCCACACCACATCACACGGTACAGGTGGTCTTACAACTACTGGACAGCATGGCGTAAGATCGGAACCGGGGTCATTTAGAACAGACTTAGCAACAAGTTCTGTTGGTGACCATACTCACTCATTTAGTGGCACTACGTCATCAACTGGCTCTGGCTCTAGCTTTGACAACAAGCCACCATACTACGCTCTTGCATACATTATGAAAACATAAGACATGACACTGATACCGCTAGACATCCCCGCAGGGTTTTACCGAAACGGCACTGACCTAGAGCAAGCGGGTCGCTGGCGTGATGGATCGCTAGTGCGTTGGCGTGACAACAGCTTACGCCCAATTGGCGGTTGGCAGGAGCGCAAAGCATCGTTCTGCACAAACCCAGTGCGCGGGATGCACACATGGGAAGCGTTAAATGGCACAGCACGTCTAGTAGGCGGTTCGCACAGTGAGCTTGTTATCATGACTGGCAACGGGACAACGACTGACATCACACCGACAGACTTGGCGACAGGCCGCGAGGATGCAGAGGTTGAGACTGGCTTTGGTTATGGCTTTTATGGCGATGGATACTACGGCACACCGCGCCAAGACTTGGGCAACTACTCAGAGGCGACAACGTGGTCTATAGACAACTTTGGCGAAGATTTACTTGCTTGCCACTATGATGATGGTCGCATTTTAATTTGGGATACGTCGGCGGCTCCTGCGACTGCATCTGCTTTGACGAACGCGCCAACGGATAACCTTGGCTTAGTCGTAACCGAGGAGCGATTTATCTTTGCGTTGGGTGCAGGCGGTAATCCGCGCAAGGTTCAGTGGTGTGACCGTGAGGCGAATACAACTTGGACTGCAGCAGCTACAAATGAAGCTGGCGACATTGAGTTGCAAACTGCTGGTCAAATTATGCAGGCAGTTCGAACACGCGGTCAGACGTTAATTATCACAGATACAGACGCGCACACTGCGCGCTACTTAGGGCCACCATATGTATATGGTTTTGAGCGCGTAGGCACAGCATGTGGTGCGGTATCTCGCAAGAGCGCAGTTGATACTGACCTTGGCTCTTTCTGGATGGGGCAACGTGCGTTCTTCAGGTTTGATGGTAACTCTGTGCAGGAGTTGCCGTGCGATGTGCATGATTATGTTTTTGGCGACATGAACAACTCACAGCAGTCTAAAATCTGGGGATTTGCTAACGGTCAATATGGTGAGATATGGTGGTTTTACTGTTCATCCAGCAGTAATGAAATTGATCGTTATGTTGCGTTTGACTACAAAGAAAACCATTGGTTAATTGGCAATCTCGCAAGAACATCAGGTGTGCAGCGCGGTGTGTTCAAGTACCCATTCCTTGCTGGTCACAATGCTGACACTGACATTTATGAGCATGAAGTTGGCTTGAATGTAGACAGTGCATCTGTGTTTGCAGAGACAGGCCCAATTCGCATTGGCGCAGGCGATCAGATTGCAAAGGTTACAAAGCTAATACCTGATGAAAAAACGCAAGGTGATGTAAACGTATCATTCAAGACGCGCTTTTATCCAAACGCTTCTGAAACTACTCACGGACCGTTTACACCTGCCAACCCTACATCAGTTCGGTTTTCTGGTCGTCAGATACGCATGAAGGTAGAGGGCGCGAAATTGGCTGATTGGCGTGTAGGCAACATGCGGATTGATGCAAATGCTGGGGGTCGTCGCTAGTGCCAAGTCCTATTCTTCCCCCTCTTGGCCCAGACCTACGCCAGTGGGGGCGGCAATTATCATCGTATTTGCAGCGTAACCTTGCAAAGCTGGGGCAAAAGACAGCGGATGACAACCCATCAGAGGATGGCGTTATTCTATGGGATCGTGAGTATGGATACCCTGTTGTTTCGTATAACAATGAGTTTCGCCAGATCGTCATGGAGGGCGGTCATGCCTCACTGATACGATCCACGGATGTCACAGCGGCGGCAGCCAACACAGCGTATTCTATCACATTCGATGCGCCGACAGGCAACAAGTACATTGACCGCGATGCGACGAACAATGAGCGTATTGTGTTTGAGGAAGCTGGCGAATATCTGATTAGTTTCACGGCAGAAATCACATCATCGTCTGGCAGTGATGTGACGTTCTATTTCTGGCCTGCAAGAAACGGCACGAATATTACGGGATCGACTATGGTGAACGTGCTGCACAACAACGGCGCAACTTTGGTGGTTTCGCGCAGTGCAGTGTTTAGCTTTGATGCGAATGATTATTTAGAGGCTAAGTGGGCGGTGGACAGTACGAATGGATCGCTAAACAGCACGGCGGCAACATCATTTTCACCAGCATCACCTGCGGCAACAATGACAATTACGCGGATACATGGGGAGCATTCATCGTGAATGACATGACAGAAATGAACCCGATTGAACGATGCCGCCCGTGGATTGAGGCGGCTTTGGAGTATTCTGGAGGTACGCATGTATTTGACGACATAGTTGATGGTTTGATAGAAGGTCGTATGCAGCTATGGCCTGCCCCAAGGGGGTGTATTGTCACGGAAATTGTGGTATATCCTAGAAAGAGAGTTTTAAACTTGTTCTTAGCAGGTGGCGAGTTGGATCAAATACTTGATATGCATGACGCTGTAAAAGCATGGGCGAAGGAACAAGATTGCGAGGCCGCACAGTTGGCTGGTAGATTAGGATGGAAGCGCGTTTTAGAACCGCTAGGATGGAAAACACAGCATGTGAATTTCCAAAAGGAGATTGATTAAATGAGTGGCGGCACATCAGAACAAAAAACCACGCTCCCAAAGTTTGCCGAGACAGGTATTCAGCAGGTCATCGGCACAGGCGGCGATGTCGCAGGCATGGGATACGTTCCATATTATGGCCCAGAGGTCGCAGCCTTTAGCCCAATGCAAGAAGCATCGTTTCAAGGTACAGACGCTATGGCAGGTGCATTCGGGATGCCGACGACAGGCGGTCAGCAATATATGCCTGCACCAACGCAGTTTGAAGGTGGCGCGATGGGTTATTCATCTGCACCAGTATTTGAGCAGTCTGTTGGCTTGCTTGAAGCAGCGCGTCCTGGGCAAGCAGAATACTTGAGCAGCTTCTCAATTGATCCAATTACTGGGCAGCCTGGTAGTAGATCGCCAAGACAACAGCCTGTTGCATTAGAAATGCAAGGCGGCAGAAAGGGCAAGTAAGATGGCAGGTGGTGCAAATCCAGCAATGGCAGCTAATCCGTATCAGCAAGCAGCAGGCGCTCAGCAGGCAGCGATGGGGCGAGTTGGTGCAGGTCTAACCCAGACAGCAGTGCCAGGCATGGCAGCTTATCAAAACCCATACGAAAGCCAAGTTGTTCAAGCATCTTTGCGGGATGTCGGCTCGGCTGCACAAATGGGCCTTGGTCAGTTGGGCGCACGAGCAGAGCAAGCAGGTGCATTTGGTGGATCACGTCACGGCATTGCTGAAGCTGAGCTGATGAAAGGCTACACGCAGCAAGCGATGGATCAAGCTGCTCGGTTACGTCAGCAAGGGTTCCAGACAGCGTTGGGCGCATCACAAGCCGATCTTTCTCGTCAGTTGGGCGCAGCAGGTCAGCTTGCAGGGCTAGGCGGTCAGTCGTTTGGCTACGGTCAGGCAATCCAACAGCAGCAAATGGCGCAGGGTGCGATGCAGCAGCAAATGATGCAGAACCTAATCAATGCAGCCAAGCAGCAATATGCGGGATACGCAGGCGCACCGCAGCAGGGCTTGAATACATTTACTGGCGCTGTTTATGGCATGCCAAATGTTTCTGGAGAGCAGAGCGGCTATCAGCCTGGTGTGTTTGATTACATGATGGCAGCGGGTCAATTCGCATAAGGACGAGAGTATGGCAGACGGACTATTTAGCTTTTTACGGCAAGACCCAAACCAAATGCCGCAGCGCACATTTATGCAGCGCTTAGGTTCTGCGGCTGCCATTCTAAATCCAATGAACCCAATGTCTGCTCAGTATGGGCAGATGATGGATGCACGGTTGCAGCAGCGTCGTCAGGAGTACACTCGCAATAGATCAATTGAGGAATTGCAGCGTCGTGCGCAAGGTGGCGACAAACTTGCTGAGCGTTACTTGGGCGCAGTTCAATCTGGTGCATTGCAGCCTGGGCAGGCATTCAGCGCGTACTATCAGCAGATGGCAAGCGAAGATCAGTTTAGACGGCAGCAGGCGGCGGCGTCGGCGGAACGTCAACGCAAGTTGCAGCTAGCGACGACACAAACAAATCAAACTGTAGCATATTTAAAGTCAATCGGCAGAAACGACTTAGCTGCAATGGTTGAGGCAAACCCTGCGCTTGCAGGCAGCATTATGGGCGAGGTTGCTAAGTCTACATTTGGCCCAGATCAAGCGGCAGTAAACAAAAGCATTGTTGACGCTCGAAAAGAGTTTACAGGATTAAAGCCTGTCAAAGACTTTGCCGATGTTACGTTTGCATATTCTCGTGTTGTTACATCAGCCGAAGACCCCTCACCCGCTGGCGACTTGGCATTGATCTTCAACTACATGAAGGTGCTAGACCCTGGCTCTGTTGTGCGTGAAGGCGAATTTGCGACAGCACAGAATGCTGGCGGCGTAGATGATCGTGTCCGTAGTCTTTACAACAGAGTTGTTGAAGGCACACGATTGAGTGAACCGCAGCGTGCTGACTTTGTTGATCGAGCAACTCGTTTGTATCAGGGCGCTGAGCAGCAATATAAGAGCATTGCAGAGCAATATGGTCAGTTGGCTCAGCAAGCTGGTTTGCCTGTTGATCAAGTTATTCCTGACTTTACGTTCAAGGGTTCAATTCCTGAACAGTCAACTTTGCTGCAAGTTCCAACAAATCCAGACAGAGCGAGCTTTCCAACTGATGATGCTTGGAAAACGCATTGGCAAACTGTGATGACTGAAGAGCAACGCCGAGCATATTTGGAGGGCTAGATGGCTGACTTAACTAAAAAGCAGCGTGAAATATTAGAGCAATCTATTGCCCAAGCTGCTGAAGCTGATGAGCGCCGTGAAGCAGTCCCAACGCAACGCACACGAGCTTTTGCGCAGGGTGTGACATTTGGCTTTGCAGATGAGTTGGAAGCTCGTGCGAGAGCATTGGCTACAGGTCAAAGCTACGAGGAAGCATTAGAAGAGATACGCGCTAAGCTAAAAGGCTATCAAGAGGCTCGGCCCGGTGAGGCATTTGGCTACGAAATGGCTGGCGCAGTCGCACCTGCCTTAGCCGCTGCACCGTTTACGGGTGGCACAGGAACAGCAGCTATTCTTGCACAACGTGGCGCGACAGGAGCTGCTGCTAAAACTTTAGGTGTTGCGGCCCCATCGAGGATGACTGGGGCGCTGGGTTATGGCGCAGCACAAGGCGCATTGACTGGCGTCGGCACTGGCGAAACAGCAGAAGAGCGTGCAATTGGCGGTGCTATTGGTGGTGTTGCAGGTGGCGCACTAGGCGGTGCGATGCAAGCTGCTGCCCCATACGTCACTGGCGTTGCGACAGGTGTCGTTGATTATGCACGTCGGAAACTAGGAGGCCGTGGATCAAAGGCCGTTGAAAACGAAATACAGCGACTTGCGGCAGAGAGCGGTATGTCAGTTGATGAGATTGTGCAGGGCGTAGCAGATGGCACAATTATGGCTGAAAACAAATCACTGCTGCGTGCGGTGCGTGGTTTTTACACATCTGGCGGTGAAGCAGCTACGCGGATTGAGCAAACAATGGCAGCTCGTCCAAAAGCAACACGCCAAGAGGCAATGCAAGAAATAAAGCAATACCTGGCTGACGTTAGTGATCCAAATATTGTGCGAGCAATGCGTGCGGATGAGGAAGCTGCAAAAGCATTAGAGCGTAAAGCGTATGAGCCATTTAAAGAACAATTTGCTACGTCAGAAGTTGTTGACGAATTGAAGGATGCGGTCAAAGCCGTACCGCAAGCAGCGGCAGCTCTAAATAAAATCTATCGCTCCAAAACTGGTGAGAAGCCTTTTGTTTCTATCAAGAAGGGCGTTGTTGAGTTCGCTGACGACGTTACTGTTGAGCAGGCTGAAGTGGTGCGCAGAACACTGAGCAACTTAGCATCTCGTGAGTTCAAAACTGGCATCGGCACTGTAGGCGAGGCAATCGGTGATGTTGAGCAGACGTTGCGTTCTGCACTAGACGTTGATGTTCCTGCACTAGCAGCCACACGCGAAACAGCCGCAATGACACGCACAGCCCGTGAGGCATATAAAGAAGGTCAGAAAGTATTCGCTAAATCTCCTGATATTGTTGAGCTAGAGTTGGAAGACGCACGCCGCAAGGGTGAGGGCGCAGTCAAAGCGTATCGCACAGGCGTTATGCAAGCTCTGCGCAACCGCATGCGCACTGGCAGCATGAGAAGCATGATGTCAAATCTTGCTGACCCTGAACGTAAAGAGGGTCAGGTTCTGCGTATAGTAATCCCAGAGGATGAGCTAGAAAATGTACTGGCTTCTGTTGCGCGTGCGGCAAGATCGCAGCAAGCATCAACGCATGTGCTAGGTGGGCCACAAACAGCAGCATCACTTGCCGAGCAAGCCAGACAGGGCGCAGGTGTAAAGGCAATTGATGTGGCTGAGGCAATATCTGGCAGTCCAATGGCGGCAAGTCGAGTAATCCGCGACGTCATAAGGGAAGCAGCGCCAAATTTAAGCGACGCAGAGCGCGTGCAAATTGCTGACATTCTTCTATCAGAGAACCCGGAAGTCGTGCGTCGAGCCTTAGTTGACGAGAGTGGCATGGCAGCTTTCCAAGCAGCGGTGGAGCGCACTATGCAAGCAATCCAAGCAGGTGCGCAACGTGGCGCAGCAGTTGGGCCAACACTAGCAGCAGATCAATTCGGACTTTTGAGGTAACAAATGCAGCCACAACCAAAAGACACACGCGAGATTGAGGGCATCGTTCAGGATGCAATGGCTCAGGCTGTTGATTTCGTTGAGAGCGAGATTACCCATGACCGAATAAAAGCCCAGCGCTACATGGATGGCGAGGTTGATATTGGCTATGAAGATGGTCGCAGCAAGGTTGTCGCAACGAAAGTGCGCGACACAGTTCGCGCTGTGAAGCCAAGCCTCATGCGTGTGTTTATGTCTACTGACAAGCCTGTTGAGTTTATCCCTCGCGGCCCAGAAGATGTGGCAATGGCAGATCAGGCCACGCAGTACATCAACTATGTATTTAGCCAGAATGACGGATACCGCGTTCTAAACGATGCATTCCATGATGCGCTGGTTAAAAAGCAAGGCATCGTAAAAGCATATTACGAGCGCAAGTTTCGGCAAGAGACATACACATACGACAATCTGTCAGAGCAAGAGATGATGCTGCTTGCGTCTGATGACGATGTGACAATGATTGAGCAGTCAATGGAAATGGCAATGTCTGTTGATGAGTTCGGCGTTGAGGTTGAAAGTCCTGTATATACAGCGAAGATCGCGCGTCGCATCCCAGAGGGCAAGCTGAAGATTGAGAGTGTGCCGCCAGAGGAGTTTTTCATTAACTCACAGGCACGCAATTTGGACGATGCATACATTGTGGCACATCGCACAGAAATGCGCGTTGGCGATCTTGTTGCATTGGGCTTTGATTTTGAAGATGTTTACAATTTAGACAGCCTATACGGCGCGTCAGATATTTCCGAAGCAGAAGACATCGAACGTCGTGGCTATTCGCAAGACGATTACGAAGACGAAGAAGCCGATCCGTCAATGCGTAACGTGGCGATCACAGAAGCATATATGCGCATTGACGTTGACGGCACTGGCATCCCAACGCTGCATCGGTTCATCTGCGGTGGCACGAACTACAAGCTGTTAGATTTTGAAGAAGCAGATCAAATCCCGTTTGCTGTAATGGAAGTCGATCCAGAGCCGCACACAATGTATGGGCGCAGCTTGGCAGAGTTGGTTATGGATGACCAAGACGCAGCCACATCTATTCTGCGTGGCATCCTTGACAACGTGGCAATGACAAACAACCCACGCATTGGGATCGTTGATGGTGCAGTCAATGTAGATGACATTCTAAAC